CTCACGGGGGGCTCCAGAGCTTAGGCTCTGAATGTTGCCTGTTCTAAGGGCAACATTGCCTATTCACATCAAAGGAGGAGATGTTGTCATGTCGATCAAACTTTCCGTAGGACCACGTTTTGATACGCGTGGACTCCCAGAAGGTTACGATCCTCATAAATTATATGAGTATCGGTATGACACGTTTAAACCTGCTAATGGCCTCGAGTCGTTCGTGTATAAGTTGATGCCTGTCTCGGTAGTAAAATCGATAGCTTTCGCTATTGATCCTACTTACCGATTCAAAGTATCAGGTCATACCGTAACGCCAACAAATCGAAGGAGACAACGAGCGACAGCATCAGTTCTTGATGTTCGGTCTCGAGTCTGCCATGTCTATGATCATACATATGCATCCACCCAAAACTATGGGGGGGTTGCATTTTGTTTTAATCCGGGCATGGGTTACCAGAATTTGTTTACAGGCGACTTCCCAACTGCATTACAAACGCAGCCAGTGTTAGTCGACTATATCGAGGATACGACCCGAAGGACAAGACTTTTGGGTAGTGATGACGGCGAGCTTGAAAGTTTCAAGCACGACCTAATCTCTACTCCTAGGTATTTTCAACGGGAGTATACTCTTCGACAGTACTACAATGGAACTTATCCACCTAATCCTGCCTGCGATGCGGTCGGGGGCGTAGCCCCTGAACCGAGCGGAGGACAGGACACTAGGTGGGAGTTCCAGTCGAAGGGAGCATCAGCAGTCTTCCCTCAAGCCACATATGATAGCCTTGTGACAAACGAAGTCGCATACAATAAGGCTCTCGCCTTAAAGCATGCCGTTGGTATGTTGAAGGGTGTTAGTCCCTTTTCTAGGGACTACTCACTTCTTCGAAATGCCATAGAACTTCGGGATATTCCACGCAGTATTCTACAACTTAAGAATACGATGGAAAATCTTCGCAAGGTTTTTGACACCTTTGGCCGTTCGAGTTCGACTCGGGATCTTATATTCGATCTCAAGTCTAGCGCGAAGGACATCCCCGGAGAGTATTTATCTTTTCACTTCGGGTGGCGTCAAACATATAAAGACTTGGTGGAGTTGATGGCTTTACCTGAGAAGATTAGCAACAAGATTAACTTCTTGATGCGTCGTTCTCAGAAAGCCACGACCTTTCGCTCCAAGAGGGTCTTCCTCTCTGGAGAGAATGGGGTCTCCGGATTCCAGTATGACACAGAGGCGTATCCTTACGAATTCAACGTAAATACGTCCTCTCGAATCGAAAGAGAGTCAGAAGTTCGCTTAGTTGTAAATGCGACTTTTGACTTTCCGCCGATAAATGTGCCCTCGCTTCGTCGTACCTATACTTGGTACGAAAGAGCGGGAATCACTCCACGTTTTATCGATGTCTATAACTTGACACCGTTTACGTGGCTATATGATTGGTTTACGGGTTGCGGTAATTACCTCGAACTTATGGAGGAAATTAACCATGACCCGTCACTAATCAATTATGGATTCTTTACCGTTGTTACCAAAGGTAAGGTAATCAGTGACTTTTACTCGGAATCTCTCAAAGTGCAGGAAGTCCGTATCAATGGTTCTGTGGTTAGTAACGTTTCTGGCGTTAGCCAGAATCGTCATCAATCACGCATTGAGTACGAGTGTAGAACTCGTCAGGACGTCGCTGCACTCTATGATGTGAAGCAGACTAGCGTGCCGTCTAGTTTAACGGCATACCAGAACTCGATCCTTGGTGCTATTCTTGCCCAAAGATCGGGATTTACTAGGAAGGGGTCTTTCCAGACCTCATCTTAGCCCACTTATACTCACTACGGAGACGTCCAATGCTAGCCGACCCAGTAGACGTTGCAGCCGCAGCACCCACTCCTGCTCTTAGCTTCGCGTTAGTGAAGCAAGACGGATATGGTTCAGAGCGACGTGATCAGACTAACGGTTATACCGTTATTACCAATCACGCTACTCTGAAGGGTGGTGGAGACAAACATTATCTGCAGATGTTGCAGACTGTTGTCGCCCCCGACCCTGTTACGGGTGTGAACAAGAAATACACTGCGTCTTGTTCACTCACTATCGTCCGACCCTTGACGGGATTTACCGATGCCTCTATTGTGGCATTGTGTAAAGCCCTCACGGACTATCGAGACGATGCGCAAGTCACAACTGCGAAGCTCATCGCGTTTCAGAGCTAAGTTGAACTGGCTTATCCAACAAATGGAGAATCCAGTATGGCTTACTCTGTTCAGCGCGTTGTTGCTAATGTCATTCGTTGCACTTTCCTGGCGTATCTACTGTCTATGACAGCATGTACGATTACAGGAAAGGGTGACGTTTCAATGACACAGGAACCTGTGAAGGTTCCTGGCAGTATCGGCCCTTAGCGGCCAGCGGTCGTTAGCGGACTCGGAATCATTTAACCCCCATAGGAGGTGTATGATGAAAAGTCCGATAGCGCTCCTCGCAAGCCTCTTGACTGACGTCAAGAGGTTAGAACCTGATGTGAAAGGCCTCGATCGTGATATCATCACGATCGAGAATCGTTTCGAAAATGAAGGCTACGGTTTCCTTACCGTAGCTTTGCCTGCCTTGGATACTGCGCTCGTGAGAGGCATATCTTCCGGCAAGTTCACCTGCCCCATTGGATTTAAGAAAATCCGTGGGGGAACAATCCCGTTACTTTTTTCGGGTATGTTCTGTGAGATTTTCGATTCGAGAACTGGACTCCTTAAAGACGACACCAACTTCGGTGTCCTGAAGGCGCTTCACGGCGTGCTTCTACTCTTTAAGAAAACTCAAGTATCACCAGAATGTGAGGATCTTCTTCACAAAAAGGCGGTAAATGAGTTTTATCAGTGCGATGAACGTGCAAGTCAGGTTGTTATACCCGACAGGCATGATCATCACATTGATCGTGTTTGTCGTTACGTACTACACTCCCTCAAACAAAAGGAAGCGAAATATGCAGCGTACAAACACGGTCCAGGAGCGGTCAAAGAAGGCTTCAGATCTAACCAGAAGTGGTCAGAACTGGAGCGAGTCATTAGAAACGACTCACAACTCCCCGATTGGGCAGGATACTCTGAGTTCCTCGTTGCGGATGTTTCTCCAAGACTTGGAGGACAAAGCAACTGGTGTCTACGGCGAGATAACAGTCTCGCAGGAAGAATACCAGGAACTCAAGAGAATCTGGTCCTTTTTCAGGAAGCGGATTTCTTTGAACGTAAGCCGCGACTAGATAGTGCGAAACTCATTTCCGTCTTGAAAAACTCTACTTCAAGGCGGACTATTACCATTGAACCCATGCTGAATCAATTTCTCCAGCAAGGGCTAAGTTCCCGACTCAAATCTGCGATAGATTCGTGTCAGGTTCTAGGTAATAGCATCGCACTAACCCATCAAGAGTATAACCAAAAATTAGCTCTTGAGGGCTCTCATTACGACAACTGGGCAACCATCGACTTAAAGTCTGCTTCCGATCTTATGAGCCAAAAGCTCGTAGGACTCGTGTTCAGACAGTTCCCTGATTTCTATCAGAGAATGATGGATTGCCGTTCGCCCGTTGTAGAGGAGGCAACCAAGCCTTCCTTAACCCTGGGTAAGTTTGCCGGAATGGGTAACGCTTTAACATTTCCAGTCCAAAGTGTTTGCTTTGCGGTAGTCTGCATCGCAGCCATCTTGGATTACCAGGGGTTCTCCCCTAGTTACTGGAATGTTAGGCGCGCTAGTCGTTGTGTTCGAGTATACGGCGATGATATCATCGTTCACACCGAACACGCACAGCAGGTTGTGAGCTGGCTTCAGGATGTTGGCCTTCAGGTCAACGTCAAGAAGAGCTTCCTTTCAGGAAACTTTAAGGAAAGCTGCGGTGTCGAAGCATACAAAGGAGTTGATATAACACCTTTGTATCTCCGGCACCGTCCAGATCAACAAATTGCCGAAAGTCCTAGCGTTATTGCCGGCCTTGTGAGTCTATCTAACCACATGTGGTTAGAAGGTCTTTACTCGGCTAGCACCTGGTTGAAAGACTTGGTCGAGTCTGCATTAGGAAGCAGGCTCCCCCTCGTTTCTCAACAGTCTGGTTCGCTAGGGTGGCATAGTCGTCTTGACGCTGTGGAACCACATAAGTGGTGCCGCAACACGCATCAGTTCCTAACCAGGACTTTTGCGCTTATCCCGGTTAAACGCCAGGATAAGTTAGACGGGTATGGTGCTTTACTTAAGTGCTTCCATATGCCCCGGAAGGAGCATTCGGAATCCCACGCAAGTGGGTTATTTATGCCAGACATTCTTGTCTGGGATAAAGATCACCTGAGTAAAACTGCTATACGGTATAAAAACCGTTTAGCCCGGCGATGGGTGCCATCACGCGTTGTGATGGTAAAATCCTCAATCTTTTAGACTGAGGTCAGAGAGGCTGCTTTGAAAATCCATCTTCTTACGAAGTGGGCTCCCCCGATCAGGGGGAAGTATATTTTCAAACAAGC